TGTTTGGCAGTAGGTGCACCCTTGCTACCAACTTTGCGCATTTTTTCTCCACTACCGGCGGCGATCCGCTTGCGCTTGGCGTGGATGTTAGCATACAATCCAGGTTTAGCCATAGTTAGCATTTCCATTTGCGTAGTGCAAGAGCCTTCCGTGTAGGACGACCCTTACTATCTTTCATCGGTCCTTTCACACCAGACATTCTAGCACAGAAAGAACGCTTACGTGGACCACCACCAGGCTGTGGAGCCTTTAGGTTAGATCCAGTAGCTTTGTTATATTTACGACGACCAGCAGCTGTCAAGCCGCCAGTCCTCGATTTATGTTTACCGATCTTTAGACTGACTGATGGCTTACTTTTTGTAGCCACCGCCCTTGCCTCCTTTCTTTTTACCGCAAGCCATTACTTTTTCCTGCTACGAAGTTTTTTAAAATCAGCTGCATCAATCTTTTTTTTGTTACCAGCCATGCCAGCAATTTTCTTTTGACCTGCAGATAGTTTCTTTTTAGGACGACCAACTTGGGATCCGTACGTCCCTTTACCTTGAGGCATTACCAGACTCCGGGGATAATTTGACCAGTGATTGCATAAGCACCAAGAGCCGCCATGACGCCAAGCATAGCAAGACGACCATTAAGCTTCTCAGCCTTTTCATTGTGAGTTTCAGTTACATCCATAATAGTCATTGGTGGTTCGATTGCATAGAGGTTCAGACGACCCCGTTCTTCAGTAACAGTAGTCATCAGAAAGAGACATCAGAGTTTTCAAGACGGCGCATCAGGTCAGCCCTGTACGCCGGGTCACGATCATAGCGTGGATCGCTCATGGCAGCAACCAATTCAGCTTGACTTTGGAATGAGTCATCTGTATCGGCTGCACCACGCCCTGTAAGCGTCTGACCATCAGAGCCTACAGAGTCATTGTAACGTGCTTGCAAAGCTTGGATGGCATAATAGATAGCGTTAGGGTTACCAGAACCCATTACACTATCATACATCTCAATCTCTGATTGGTCAAAGTTTTCTGCAGCCCAATCGAGCATAGATTTGTAGGCCTTATCACCGCCCACCATATCCATCAGCATTTCTGCCTGTTCGTCGGATAGGACTTCTGCTTCTCCGTCGTCTTCTGTTTCTTCTGACTCTGCCTCTGCAGGCTCACCCTCGTCTTCGGGGGCTGGTACTTCATCACGTGGTTCTCCAAGTTTCTTTTGAAGTTCTACATAAGCCTGTTCAAGGGCTTGGGGATCTTTAAACTTACCAGCAAGCAGAGGTGATTCACCTTGCTCAAGAGACTCAGCAATCGCAAGAGACTCCTTTTCATCTGAGTTAAGGATCTCAGGATTGGCAGGAGCCTCATTCATTGTAAATGTTTCAGCCATTCATTATTGGGGGATAGGTGGTTGTTGTTGTTGTAACATCTGCTGCTGCATTTGCATCTCAGCTTGTGCTGCCTTTTGATCGACAGCTGCCATCTGAGGTGCCTGCTGCATCTCCATCATCTGTTGCTGCTGAGCTAGCTGTTGTTGCTGTTCAGCTTGTAGTTCTTGCATACTCTTCACAAGGTTGAGTACGTCAATACCAGACGCTGCTGCCAGACGTTTAATGACCTCATCCGGGTTGATGTATTGAGCAATAGCATCTGGACCCATGGTTTGAGCGATGACAGAAAGGAACTGAGCAAGTGCTTCACGATCTTGACCACGACCAAGGGCGTTGATACCTGCCACGATCGTAGGTCGGACGACATCACCTTTCGGTAGCCGTGGGATGTCACCAGTCTTTTGTGCAATGTTAAGTTTGCGATTAAGATAAGGGACCAAGAACTCAACAGTCAACAGAGAGAAGAGTCCCCCAAGTTGCTGTTCCAGTTCTAGCTGTGTCATCCTGACTTCCTCTGCGGTCGTGCGTTCACTGTCTCTCACGTTGAGGATCAGGAATGCTTCGTTCAGCCGTTGAGTCAGTGACCCAATCATCTGATACGCAGTGGAGAAGTCAGCTGTCTTCCCAACCTGTACCACACCAATGTCATCGGGACGACCTTGGATGATCGCACCGTTACCTGCATTAGCAAGTGTCTGAGGTTTGGTTGTGGAGCTTGGGCTGACAGTAAACACTACCTTAGCAGCTGCAGCAGAGCCTTCAACGATAGCTTGTGACAGAGCTTCAAGTGACTTCAGGTCTCCGATGAACTCTTCGACCCTACCACGTCCGTAGACTTCTCCGTCTACGTGGTTGAATCGTAGCACAAGCCAGGGGTTAGCGTCAAGAGGCGCCTTACCCATAGACTTGGGTAGGATTTTATCATACAACTCTTGGTGCCATACCATTCTGTTGTTGTCTCGTTTGATGTGCGTATAAATAACACATTCATCATTTGGTTCGTCGGTGTTAGCAACTACACCTTCGTCTTTAAAATCTGGATAAATTTTTTTGACAATTTTTTTAGAGATTGTCTCCTTTGTTACGATTTCAATAACATTACCGTTACCATCTCTATCCACTGCATAACGAGACAGGGGATAAAGCTTAAGCCCATCTTTACTCATAAAGATCAGGGCATTTCCAGCTACTACAAGATGCTTCAGTGCTTGGTGAACTACAACACGATCACCGGATTCCGCAATGGATTCCATGACGGTACGTTCAACCTTAGCAAACGACAAGTCAAGCTCAGATCTAATATCAGGACCAAGATCTTGAGGGAGGTTAATATCGTTAACCTGCAATTTAAAGAAGCTGGTTTGTGGCGGTAGCAGTGCAAGCATTAGTTTACTTGCGAGCGTCGTCACACCTTTAGCTCCTGTTGATTGCCAGGGTGTCGTTAGTTTAAGAGCACTTTTGGTTGTGTGCTCATCCTCCCTAATAAGATAAGGTAGAGTTAAATCAGCTGCTTGTCTAGCAGTGTTTAGGAACTGTGAACGGCTCGAAGACAATGCATCATAACGAGATCGAGCAGTCATTATACGTTAATACCTCCAACCATTGATCTCATTCTATTGGCTATACCTTTTGCTACAGAAGTTGATGAATCAGTCCTACGCTTAAACGGTCTAGTACCATATGTACCAGTCCCAGTTTCAGTACTGCCAAACTTGAGCTGAGGAGCAGCAGATGCAGCTCTCATTTGATTAGCAATCATAGTCCTTTGGCTGACAGCAGCCTGACGTGCAGCCTCCTCTCGTTCCGCTGCAGCCCGTGCTTCAGCTTGCTGCTGTGCAATCATCATATCTTCAAACCTTTTCTCTGAGGCAAGAGCACGTTCATTAGCTTCATTTCTAAACTGAATCATCATGTTTTGAAAATCTACCTGTGGCTGACCATAGCTCTGATCAAAGTCTTGCTGTTGTGCCATCAGATTAGATGCCATGGTATCAATCTGACTTGAGTATGGAGTAGTTGGACCCGGTGGAGGAGTGGCACGAGCAAGAGCTGACGCAGGGGCTGGTCTACTCGGGGTATTTATACTAGATCTGTATGAGGGGTTCCGCAACTGATCAAGGATCTTTTTAGCTTCTGATTCCTTTGTTGCATTTGCATTAATACCTGCACGACGGGCTGCATCTTGCACAGCACCTGTAGAATAGGTGCCGATTTGACGGTAAAGCTGATCTCTTTTACTGCTTTTTTGTGCCTGCAGCTCCCGCTGCTTTTTGGCAGTAAAGGTTTGTGGTGTGTTATTAGGACGTTGATAGCTACCCGGCCTACTGATAGCTCTAATCGCCTCCGGTTGGTAGATATTCACACTCTTATTTTTATTTTTCTTTTTCTTAGCCATTAGTTCTCCTCCATATATTGGATGACCCACTCAACGACACTACGTTGACCAGATCGGTACATAATTTTTTCCATTGTATCGTCAGGTGTAGGGTTTGTGGGTGGAAAAGTTTCTTCTAGTGCATGAATCAAACCTCGGGAGTTCATCCCAAGGACTTCAAGCATATTGGGGGAGGTTGACATTACTATGCTCGAAGAAGGCTGGCATTCTAGCAGCTTTAGTTGCGGACAATTCTGGGGCTTTACCCTCATACATCAGCCGGTCGCTAGAATCCAGCCAAAATTTTTTGTCCAAATATTTATCGGTAGTATTTACACCTAGTGGTTGCATCACCCAATTGATAGTTGCCTTCCTGAGTTTATCAAGAGAAGGACTGATGTTATACCCCAGCTCAGTATGAACCAGACTATTGGTAGCCACATGAATTTGTTCATCTCGACTAATATCGGCTGATACGGTTCTCATGCCAGCGTCACCATTAAAGCGAAAGAATGGTAGAAGAACAAAGAAGATCGCACGCTCGGCAACCATCGCCTTGGTGATCGTGTGATCTGGATGTGCCTCCCAAGCGGTTTTAAGCCTGTGGGCTTCCTTTTCAGCTTGCGGATCAACACCGTAAGCATTGGCGATGTAACCAAGTGCGAGGTCATGGTTTTCTTCATCTTTAACGTTGGATTCCAGTATTTCACGGGCCACCGTTGGTACTTCACTATTGAGGGCATGAGTAATAAAATCTCCCACAGGCAGTTCCATATGTCGCAATGCAAGAGCACGGAAGACAGCTTCCTCCGCGCCCTCTTTGCATGTACCAGCAGTTGTCTGTACTGGTGTCCATTTGCGCTTCCGCGCCATTAGTTTTTCGTAAGGGTTCATTCTGCACAATCACATTGAGGTTCTGGTGTCTCCTCATCAGTGATTAGGCTAGCAAGATAGTCTTCGACTTCTGTCTCTTCGAGAGCAGCATACGCGCTTGACTTATCTTGAACGTCGCCCATCACCTGGAGACTATAATAAAGAGAAGTCTGGGGCGATTCAAGCCACTCCTGGATAAACTCTTCATCATACGTGACCACATCGGACCACGAGTTGAAGCTGTAACCATGTAGAAGTCCAGTCTTGTTAAGTAGAGTCATGATGCCATCGGCAACACGTTTGTAGGCTTCCCAGCCCACCTTAGAGGCGATCTCTACGTCACCATAGTTGTACGTTTGTACTCCGAAAGTACCTGAGTCGCGATCGACTGTCTGCGAGATAGGCGGAGCGATTTCTGGTGTGCAAGTATAACCATCCAGATCTGTGCTTCGATAACTGCAGGAGGCAGTGGGCGCAATAGCAAAGGCTCGAACCATTTTATAGTCGCGAGCAATGTTGGCTGCAGACTCAATGCCAGCGTTAATTTGGGTGACAAGTTCATAGGCTGCAGACCGTACTGATTCTCCTTTGTTGAATTGTTCCAACGCACGACCAAATTGGTCATACGTTACTCCGTATCGACGAAGTAGGTTGGCAAGTCCGAGCATCCCGAGTCCCACTTGTCGGTCAGTTTCACTGGAGAGATACTCTCCGCTTTCTCCAACACCTGTTTTACCATGCAACTCACACAGCTGGGACATACCTTCAGTGAAAGCATTAGGGATGTCGTCGAATTCACAGGCACCGAGAGAGACATGTTGGAGTAGACAGGTACCTCGTGAGGGCAGGTAAACTTCAAGACAGACGTTACCTCGGATTCGATTTCCTTCATTGTCATACTTTACTTTGTTGAGCCAAATGTCGCCCGATTTAATCCCGTAGAGGAGGTCCTCCTTAAACGTACACCCCTCCCACCATTCGGGGGTGATGTTGATGCATCGTTTGACCCACGGAAGCTCGGATCGAGGAGTGAGAATAAAGTCACGAGCATCAGGATGGGATAAATCAAGGTGGCAAACAACCGCACCGTTACGATAAGTGCCCCCGCGCCGAAGTATTTCATTTAGCGTTGAGTAGATTTTTGCAAAGGATACTGGCCCACTCGCAATGAGTTTGTCATCTCCTTTAATCGATTCAGTTCCTTTGGGTCGCAGTTTCGACAGGTGGATCGCGCAGCCTGCTCCATTTCGTAGAGCATGACTAGCAAATTTCCAGCTTGCTTCAATTCCATTAGGTCCCTCCATTGAGTCCTCAACGGTAAATACCGTGCACGACACCGGCAGTCTGGACGTTGGATTATCCAACCAAGATTGGACACGTCCCGTGCGAGAAATATAAGATGCGGTCATGGGTTGATAAGGTCGTTCAAAACAGGTGGTTGGTAGTTTGGTCCCTTCAGAACCTTGCCATCAGCACGGCGGATGGGTGTACCGTCTAATCCTAGCTTAGACAGGTTGCTTTTGTGGACGCGCTCTAGAGCTTCCTCCAGATCCCACTCCATATTTTCAGCATATTGAAAGCAAACATACACAAGGTCTGCAAGCTCTTTCAGTTCGTTTTCGTAGGGTTCATTGTGAAATGCACTGCGAAATTCTTGGTACTCTTCATCGATCAAACCCAGTTGCATAGTCCGGTTGTCCGGCGTGTTCTGGATCCCATACGCTGAACGGAATTGAATTGCTTGATCGCTCAGACTGTTCGACCTGCAGTGTTGTGTGTTGGAGTTCATTTTCAAGGTAGTGGATAGCCTTTTTAAGATCTTTCTCTTTCGATTCAGAAGACTTGTAACCGGCTCTGCAAATATATTTAATAGCACAGCCAAGATGATAGTTTAGATCCCAGTCTCGGATTGCATCCCAGCATTCAATTGATCCTCGGGTGTAGTAGTCGGGTGAAAAGTGGGCCATTTTTTAACTAGGTTACTGACGGTATTGGATAGAACAAAGTTTTGTTTTTGCAATGCAAGGAAGACAGTGATGATGTCGTCCTTTTCTGCATCAGGAAGTAGATCGTTTAGCCTTCGCATTTTTAGATCCTGCTCCATCGTCAATTCTATAATCGGCGGCGGGGGTCCAAAGAATGGGCTGTTGCTTGTCGAAGTCATAGTCAGATGCTGTGAGGATCTTTGCGAGTCTTGCATTTTCAAGTGCGACATCTTCGGAAAGATCTTTGTCAGCAAACGCTTGAACGACAGTCTTCCAAGAATACCCCTTTTCTTCAAAGAGGGTGATTGCACGTTTAACACCAATACCGGGTACACCGGCATAACCATCTGTTTGGTCTCCTGCTAATGTTTGTACAAGGTGCCACTTCTTACCCTCATCCTCTTCCACATTCATCATTTCTGACATGTCAAAAAGGCGCCCGGGTATTTGGCGCATGTCCTTATCCGGTGAGCAGATACAGCATCTACCTTGATTCTGTGTGGCATAAATACCTAAGGCATCATCAGCCTCAAGCGTTGGCATGAGAATAACTTCATACTCAGTCTTGAGTCGGTTAATCACACGTTTGTAACCGCAAGGTTTCTTGCGTTGTCGATGCCCTTTGTATGAGGGCTGGATTGATTTACGAAAGTTTACACTATCACTAAAGAATAGAATTAGTTCAGGTACATCCCAAAGAAAGTTGTTAATGATTTTAAGTAGGTCACGCTTAACGTTACCATATGCTTCACTAAATTTACTGGTAACAAGAATTACATCATCACCCCAATCAACTTCAGTTTCTGCACCAGCGCAAGCTTTGTAGACCACGTAATCAGCGTCTACAAGTAGCTTCACTTACCTTGACCTCGGCTCATCTTTTTGTTGTGCCGTGGCTTGCTCAAGTGACCTTGACCTTGGCGGGTAGTTTTCTTCGTAGACTTGATCTCTACTTTACTTTTCTTGCTGTACATTAGTGTGTTTCACTCCAGTTGTTTCCGGTGGTTGCCTCCGCGTCGATGCGGATGCGCATGTTGTAGTACTCCCCAGCCGCTGTAGCGCTATATACCAGGGATGTTGATAAGTCCCCAATGTGTTCTGGGGCGCATTCAAATTGTAGTTCGTCATGAATAAAGGCTAATTGCGATGCACATATCTGTGTGTCCCGCATTGTTTCTTGGTTGATAACCATCCACCGCTTTGCGATTACACCGGCTCCTGACTGCAAGCAGTAGTTCAGCGACTTATGAGGTGAATCAACAGCAATTTTTCGTCCGTCGATAGACTTGATGAACCCTCTCTCCGAAGCTTTCTTAATAGCTTGGAGTAGGTCACCCAGTCCTTCAATCGCTTCGACGTATGCTGCACGGATTTCTTTACCCTTTGCCTTAGCTTTTGCAGTGGAGAGTTGTGCGTCATAGCTGTGTCCAATTTTTTCGTCACCTGCACCGTACAGCATAGCGTACGTTACGGTCTTCACAGCCCTGCGGCTGATTCCTATTCGGTCAGCGTTGACCTGGTGGATGTCTCCGTTGAGGAGGATGTCGGCATAGCGCCCTTCATCATACCTAGCCAAATAATGGGCAAGCATACGAAGTTCAATGCCAGACAAATCAGCCCCGACCATATGTAACCCCTGACTCGGGATAAAGAGTTTTCTAAATCGTTCATCAGCGGGGGTCTGCCCCAAGTTAGGGTTACGGTGAGCACATCTATGAGTATTTGTAGCTACGGAACAGTGATGATGAATACGCTTAGCAGTCGTACTCAACTTCAGCCAGGCGTTTGCGCCTTCCGAGATCATTCCAAGCATCTTCGTTATCGTCAAAATCCGGAGGAACATCGTCGCTACTTCCGTCCCAATCTCTTTCAAGATCACCTCGTCGATAACAGGTTTCCCAGTAGTCGTCTTCTGCTTCGGAGTCCAGCCATAGAATTGTTGCAAGATCCATGATATATGATCGCGAGAGGATGTGTTCAGTTCTTTCAGTCGAGTAAAGGATGCACCCTTGACATATCCTTGCGTGCGGTTATCTCGTTTAGGAGTGAATTCCGATCCTCGGACGAAAGGGTGCCGGTTTCGTAGTAGCTCTTCAGTTTCTCTAAGTTCTCGTCGGAGAGTAGATGCAAGTTCCCATGCAGCGTTCTCATCAAAAGCCCATCCATGAATTTCTTGTTCAGTAAGGATCTGTTGTACCTGATGTTCTAACGCGACCCATTCAGGTACGGTTGGAAGTGTTGCCATAGTTTGGTGGTAACGTTGACGTCTTGTATGCAATAATCCTCCATGTCTTGGGACCATGCTTGCCAATCAGAAGTGGTACTGTAATCACCTTTACGTTCATTAAGTCGATAGCCGTATGATTCTAAAGAATGCTTGCCGTACAATTTAAGAGGCATCCCATCCCATACATGCTTTTTATCTAGGTTAACCATGTCTGGATGATACAACCTGCTGAGCAGTAAAGTATCAATCACATACGGTTTTTCAAACCAAGGATAGAGCTTACGAATTACAGGTATATCATACCCTATGATGTTGTGACCGATGATTTGATCAGCATCTGCAAGTCTTTGTATGCCCCGAACAATCGGCTCTTGATTACCCTCGTCGTTGTAAGAAATGGTTTGATCCGTTTCGAGATCATGGATAGCCAAGCAGTGGATGGTAGTAACATCTTTTAACAGTCCGTCTGTTTCTATGTCAAAGACTAAACTCACTTCCCGTTCCATCGAAACGTCTTGTCCTTGAATTGGGCACGTTCAATGGCTTGGGCGGTAGGTGGGTTAGGTCGTTTGAGTTCAGAAGTCTGTGCTTGCATTGAACTCAGGTTCTGCTTGGGTTTCATTGAATTTACAGGTGTTAAGGTCATAGTCTAACATACAGGCTACTCCAGTTTCCCCCGAATAGCGATTTTTAAGAACTCTAACTGTCGTAGCACTTCGTACTTGGTTGGATTGTTGATTTCTTTCCAATCCAATGACCGAATCGCTGAGTTGAGCGATTGCAGCAGATCCGCGCAATTGGCCGAGCGTAACTCGTGCACCTTCTTCATGATTCTGATCCGATGATGTACGTTTGAGGTGAGATACAAGGAACAATGCGATGCCCGTACGCTCAACCAGTGACCGAAGCTTGGTCATGGTGGTGTCGATCATTCGTCGTTCGTCCCCATCGAGTCCACTAAGGAGGATGGAGAGGTGATCCAAGAAAATGATTCTACAGTCGAGACCTGATGCCAGGTACTCAATCCGATTATAGATAACATCAGGATCGTAGGAGCCGAAACCGTCAAACAAATAGAGGTTCCAATTAGCCATCGTAGCGTCGAACGCCTGAACAAGATCTTCGTGAGTATGTTCACCCAAGTGTAACGATTTACCGACATGGGATGACATCAACCCTAAAGCTGTACGGCGGTTGGATTCCTCCAACGCCAGGTAACCGACCCGTTCTCCTTTTGAAAGAAGGTTAGTTGCAAGTTCACGACAGAAGCTGGATTTTCCGATGCCAGAGCCTGCAGTGATCGTGACAAGCTCTCCATATCTGATCCCGTGCAGCTTTGATTGTAGTCCTTGAAATGGATAGTCATGATCTGCGGCTGGTGATGGTGTAGTTACAACTTCTAGAAGACTCTTACCCTCAACTATACCATCTGGACGGTAAGGTTTTGCATCCCAAATAGCTTTACAAACCGAGTGAGAGTCATTGGCAGAGATGGCGTCTGACGCATCTTTATAGTCACCGAGTAGGTTAGCGATCTTGACCTTGCCCGGTGGTAAGACCTGACACGCTTCCTCCGTTGCCTTACGGCCAGCGTCGTCATTGTCGAAGAACAGGACAATCTCTTCATAGCCCTGTAGCCATTCGAGATTCCTTTGGATCGCCTTCCTTGCCGCAGCGGCACCGCTAGGTAGGCTGACCATCGGCCACCCCGACATAGCTTCATAACACGATACTGCATCGAGTTCTCCTTCGGTGATGACAACCCTCTTTCCAGTGGATGGAAATAAATGTTGTCCAAAGAAGGTTCCTGTTGACTCCCCTTCATAACTGAATTGTTTGTCTTTGGTTTTTACTTTAGCACCTTTTACAATGCCAGATTCGTCATGATAATAAAAGCGCAGCTTGTTACCATCACGGTAGATTTTATACTTCTCACAAACTTTCTGTGAGATGTTACGTTTCTGCAGCCGTTCGGCTGAGCCTAGTATTTGCACACTTTTGGTTTGATGAATGTGTAAAGAAGGTTCACCATCACCGTGCGTATAGTGATGGCAGACGAAACAATATGTGTGACCGTCGTCATAGACACTCTTGGCATCTGACGACCCACACTCCTCACATGGCTCATGAAATAAAAATTCAGAGGAGCCAGTCGAGGGGGATGTTTTGGAATGATGTCCAAGGGATGTCATGCTTTTCGCACCACTTAGCGTATGTAGTTTTAGATTTCTTACTGATCTTATTGAACGGTGCTTGGAAGACCATACGCAAGTCAAGGTTAGGATTTAACTCCTTTACAGCCCTGATCTTGCGACGGTCAGCAGGCTCCCAGTAGCCCTTACATTCCAACACGACACCATTGGGTAACACGAAGTCAGGTGTGTAGACATGCTGGATAATGTAACGGACTCTAGTTGTTTCGTACTCGTACTTAACACCAAGATCGACAAGCAGATCAGCTACCTTTTCTTCGAGTTTGGATCTGAACATCTAGTTCTATTTCATTTTCTATTGGACTAAACGGATGCTCATCGTGGAAAAAACTGTATGCCATCATACCAAACTCAAGGAGTTGTAGAGTATAGAATTTTCTTTTGACTCCACTCTCTTTACTTCGTTTGATAGCACGTAGGCGTGATTTAAGCTCAAGGTATTCTTGGACCGTAAAATCTTTAGCCATCAGTCGTCAATTCCTTTCTCAATGATCTCCTCTACAATCTCGCTGATAGCACGACGCATCTCATATTTGAAATCGTTGCGGTCAGCTTTGTAGCGGGTAGCAGTAAGTTCAGGTAGGTTAACGGTCAGTGTACCTTTGTACAACCCGGTGGCTGCATCTTTTTCAACATTAAATTCAACCATCAGAAGTCTTCGTCGGAACCAGGGATAACAGTGACAGCAGGATCGTTAGCTTTGAAGCCTTCAGTCTTGCCAAACAGGGCAGCCACATCTTCAGCAGCCATATCGCCAGTGTCTACACCAGCTCCTGAATTGAGAGACACCAGTTGTACACCAACCAGTTTAAGACTCGTTCCATACGTGACTCCATCACGAAGGATGTATGGCTTTTGATAGAACGCCAGCTTAACTGTGCTACCAGAATACATGGGTGTATTCTCATCTGTGACGTGCGAACCTTCGGTGTCAACGACAGGTGGCTTGGTTTCTTCATTCCAAGAGAACTTGACTTTGTACTTACCCTCAGCAACTTCCTCCCACGGCTCAGGCTTGAGCGTAGAACGCTTAGGGTTCTTCAGTTTACCTTGTGCCCACTGCAGTGATTCCTCACGGTCAGTTTCCAGGACATCGATCATTTCCTCACCGACAATAGCAGAGAGGGAGTAGCCAAATTTGCTTGGCTTCAGTACAGCTTGGTAACCTTCGAGGATCACGGGCTGTTCAGTCTTGTGGATAGTACGTGGCATTAACAAAAAAAGTAAGTGGATTCAATTACGGATTCCGGTTCAAGGTCTCCGATGATCGGTGGTTCAGTCTCTGCTCCTATCTGGTGAGCAAAGTCTCGCAAGTAATCGTGCTCTGCAAAGAGGTGCATATATGTCTCTCGTACAATTGCACTGAGAGAAGACATGTCAGTAGCACGACACAATACAGAGTCATGAATGAGAGCGATCGGTGCGTCGAAACGAAGCGCAGAAAGGTGGAGTAGCGAGGCATCAAGTGAGTGAATCAGATTTGGCGCTGTCGCGTTTTTGTGGTGTTGTTTGTCAACCTTGTCATCGTCATCGACGGCGACGGTTAACTGACAACGACCCATCAACTGCAAATCAACACGGACTGTCTGTTTCTTCATGAGCTTTTGAGTGACGACAAATCCTGACGGAGTTGTCCATTTTAGCTCTTTCTCTCCTCTGTCGATTGCCTTAGCAACTTCAGACTCGATCCAGCTCATGACAGCCATGGGACCAGGTACGACCTCATCCATAGCATTTCTAACAGCGACGACTGTCTTTGTCAAGTCGTCTTTGTCAATCTCGACACCTTTCTCTTTCAGTGCATCTCTAATGTACCCACGGTTGCTAAAAGGTTTAGCATTGTAAGGTACCGTCATAACTACTCGCTTGACAGTTTTTCTATCCATATGTAAGCGGATAGAGTTAGGACAGTAAGGAGTAGCAGTAGCAGCAACGACAGCATAAGCATCTTGCGGTTTGTCAG